CTTTTTCATAATAATCTCCCTTAACTCCACCCAATCAGGTGGAGTTTTTTTGCTTTATTTCAAGCTTTTTGGGAGTTTCCTAAACATCGTTTTCCGATAAATTTCGGTATTTTTCGGATTTTGGTCGGGGAATTGGCGGGGACTTTTTGAGATTTTGGCGGGGATTTTTTTAGCGAATATGACTAAGAAATAGGTCTGTTGTCGCTTCAGCGAGTTCGTCCTCAACTTGGTTATAACGATCTGTCATATAAACCTTTGTATGACCTAGCGCCTGGCTCAATTGTTCAAGCGGAACCCCTGCAATAATGCTTTGAGTCGTGAAGAAGTGGCGCATCATGTGAGGTGTTACATGCAATCCTGTTGCTTCATTCACTAGATTGAAGTTTCTATTTAGCTGGTTTGGATTGATGAGACCACCTTTCTCGTTGATAGTTATATAATCCTTGTGCTGTTCCTTGATAATCCCTAACTTTCGCTTAATCTTAGAAGCTTCAGCTATCAGATAATAGACAAGGTCAGTTCCGATATCATCAAGGCAGACATATCGTTCTGAATCCTTCGTTTTAAGTCCTCCTTTCCCTTTCAAGGTCTGGTTACTTCGACTATCTCTAAGATGCAGTATAGCCCGTCCACTATCGTTCTGAGTGACGTCTATTGGGCGCAATCCAAAGACTTCTCCTCTTCTCAGTCCAAAGATGGTCAGATAGGTCAGAGCGTAGAATTGTTTTGGCATAATCTCTTCTGCTTTTGCTATCCAGGTCTTAAATTCCTTGAGGGTCACTTTCTTGTTAGCAGCAGGAATATCACTTTGGCCGATGAAAACACCTTTCAAGCGATTTGAGAGAAGATTTCCATTTTTTACGGCATCGTTTAGCAATGCCATAAAGCTGGAATTTAGGGTTTGAACAGTATATCTTGTATGGTTCTGCAACTTTTCAGCGATAAAAAATTCATACTCATTTCTATCCAAATTTTTAAGCTGGACAGAACCAAACTTTGGCTTGATATGGTTCTTATAGAGATTGTCATTGAGGTAGTAGGAAGTGTCATTCCAGCGCCCTGTTGACAATCTCTTTTCAGAATAGATATCCCAATACTGATCAAGCGTTAGATTCGTATTGATACCTAATTCCTGGTCTTGGATTTGTTGCTCAAGCTCTACCAAGGCTGCACGAGCTTGTGGAAGGGTTGTGAGACCACTTTTACTTTTTTCTCTTTTTTTACCTCGGAAGAAAAAAGAACGTCTGACATAGTAACGCTTGCCTTTAGCAGTCTCATAGTAATAGATATTTGGATATTTTGTTTTATTATATTTCATTGTATTCTCCTTGTTTATCGGCTTCTGGACAAGGTCTAAACATTGAGAATATTGACATCACCCCTTTCATGGTGTAAAATAGGGTATAGAAAAGAGGCCTTTTTAATGGCTGATTTTTATACAGGTTGAGCTTCACAATCAAACTTTGGCGAGGGCGATTGTGGGGCTTTTTTGTTATTTCTTGACTTTATCTTTTAAAGCTTTCTCTAATAGAGGGTGAGATTTTTTTATTTTATTTCAGTATTTTCATTTCTCCTTTGTACTCTTGAGATATTTGAGTTTTATCAGAGTCTGAGGTATAAACAAGCAGTTGAGGTGTATCTTTTTCTAAATCAACATTGTAGCCTTTTTCTTGAGCCCACTTTTCAAAGATGGTATTTTTAGCTTTCAAAAATTCATTTGAAATATAGATTTTACGACTAGAGCTTTCATTTTTCCAGTTTTCTCCAATTCGCACTGAAATATGTTTATCGTTGCCTCCAGGAACAAAATCAACCTTTTCCCCTTTATCAATAATTTCAGCGTTGTCTTTAAAGTATAACGCGAAATCTTCGCCTAACTCTTTAGTCATTTTAAATTTCTGTTCAACTGCTGCTGATGATGTTTTTTCAGCTTTGGTTGCAGTATTTTTAGATGGATTCTTTAAAATACTATTTGTCACACCGATAGCTAAGATAGCTACCAATATCCAAAACCAGACTTTTTTATAAAAAGGCTTAGAATCTTTTTCTTTTTTCATAACATCTCCTTAAATTATATTTGCTAAATTATAATATTCCTCTTTTACCATGATTTCATTAGTCATGGTTTTTAGATCATAGTAGGACATGAATTTGAGGTAATCAAATTCTGTGGGGTCGTCTAAGCTTTCTATCGCGTCTTTTACGAGATGATGGATCATATTCCTATCAGCTTCGTTTTCACAACGCAGGCGAGCGTTCTGGTACTCTGAGCGTGTGTGGTCCTTGTGGCCGAGTTCGTGTAGAAGCACCTTAACTCTCTCTTTTTTGTTGAGCTTGCTTGATAGGAAAGCTGTATTGGTTTCTTTTTCGTAAAATCCAAGTTCATCAGGCATCAAATCTCCATCAAAATCGATAATACGAATCTGAAAATGACTTATAATTTCTTTTTCGGTCACTAAGCAATACCTCTAATCACCAGCTTCCTTCAGATAACCTTCAATGATAGACTGGATGATTTTCTTCTTTTCATCTGTTAATTCTCGACCGCCAAACATCATGACATTCGATGCCATTTCTTCAACATTTAGAACTTTGCCTTGCCATGTATACTCCTTGGTATCATCTGCAAGATTAGGATTTTCAGTACGACCTAATAAGTAGTCTGTACTAACACCAAAATAATCGGCTATTTCTTGTAGTCTATCAGATTTTGGGTTACCTTTTTTTAAACTGTAAAGATAATTTGTACTATATCCTAATTTTTCTTCTAAAATATTTAAAGAAATTTTCTGTTTATCAGCCAATTCTTTAATTCTGTCGAATGCTAAAAACATTGATATTTCAACCTTTCTAAGCATTACGAAAAAATATTTTAAAATTAGTTATAAAAACTATTGACAAAATCTAAAACTAGTTTTAAAATAGTATTCGTAAGCTAAAGAGTTAGCGAACAAGACAAATAAAAAATAAAGCCTTACAAAACTGATTGGCATCCGTTTTATATAGGTAAAACTTACTTTTAGTAGGTCTTTTCTCTATGTCTATATTCTAAAACTAGTTTTAGAATTTGTCAAGCAGTTCGCTAACTTTTTAGGTAATTTTTTAAAAAGGAGGTTAGGAATGAGCCAACAACATCAAAAATGGATTCAGTTAGTTAAGGCTAAACTGAATTCAGAAGGAATGACACAAACACACCTTGCTCGTGCTTGTGGAGTGAAGAAACCTACCATTTCAGAATTATTGAAATATGGTAAAGGTAGCGACAAATTAAAGAACCGAGTTTGCGACGTTTTAGGAATTGACGAAACTTGGGTTGAGTTAGGAGAGTAGGATATGAACGAAATTTTTAATTTTCACGGGCAGGAAGTCCGTACTTTGACAATTGATGACGAGCCTTGGTTCGTCGGGAAGGATGTTGCAGACATCCTAGGATATAGCAAGGCTAGAAATGCAATCGCTCTTCACGTTGATGAAGAGGACGCCCTAAAACAGGGCATCCCTACTAGTGGTGGAACACAGGATATGTTGATCATCAACGAATCTGGTCTCTACTCTCTTATCTTATCCAGCAAATTGCCTCAAGCGAAAGAGTTTAAGCGCTGGGTGACATCAGAGGTCTTGCCAGCTATTCGTAAGCAGGGCGGGTTCATTCGTGAGGATTTGGATGAGGATGCCTTCATCGCTCTATTTACTGGCCAGAAGAAATTGCGTGAACAGCAGGCGACCATGTTGGAAGATATTGACTACCTCAAGAGTGAGCAACCGATTCATCCGAGCTATGCTCAATCACTACTGAAGAAGCGTAAGGCTCGTGTGGTAGCTTGCTTAGGTGGTATTGACAGTCCAGCTTACGCTGATAAAATCTTCGCTCAATCAGTATTCAGACAAGCTGAGATTGATTTCAAGGATCACTTCAATATCAGTCGCTATGATTTACTACCAAAGAAATTCGCAGAAGCAGCATTGAAATATTGGATGAATTGGGAACCAAGCACAAATACCAAGATGAAAATCATGAAATTGAACGCATTTGACGAAATTTAGAAAGGGTAAAAAGATGGATAATGTTCTACTTTCATTAACGGACTGGATCAAATCCATTATCAAGGATACAATCACAAGGTTGGTTGAAATAGAAAAAGATAGTGACCACTATCCTGAATTGATGGATGTAGGCACTACCTGCGAATTTCTAGGAATCAACTATGACACATTTTCAAATAATTATCGTTACATGAAGGGATTTCCAAAAGAACTCCCTGGTAAGAAATGGTCAAAAAGAGCCATCAAAGAATGGCTCTCTAATCAAATATAATAACTTTACTAAAAGGCTTCTGGACAAGGTCTTAGCAAAATTATTTGACTATATTATAGCACAAAAGAGGATAAAAAACATGAACAATTTACAAATTATCGCAGTATGCACATTGGTGTCAGTAGTCTTGATTGAATTACTGATGATGAATATCAAACTTAAAATGGCCATGAGACCGAAAAAGAAGATTCAATTTCAAGCGCCACAATTTGAAAAAGGGTTTATCGACTTTAAAACAGGGAGACGTGTGGACATTGATCCCGTGACACGAAAAGAAACATTTGTGGATTAGTAGAGAAACGGAGGGTATCAATGGTAGTTAAAAACAAGCGATACTACTGGATTCAACTAGCTCAGGATTTTTTCAAATCCAAAGAAATGAAATTGCTTCGTAAGATTGCAGGTGGCGATACCCACACTATCATCTATCT